ACTGCTACATAAGGCGTAATATCTACGCCCTGATAAATTGTAAAATCATCTGTCATGTTGTATCCTCATCAACATTCAACCTCTTGAAGCATACCGTATAACCTAGTTGTTGGGTTGGGAAGTGTGCCATAAACTCTAGTTTCAGGGGTGGGGAGTTTCCCATATACTCTCAGTTCTGGATTTGGGAGTATACCTATCACACGGCTCACTGGATTTTGGAGTTTGCCATAAACGCGCGGTTCGGGATTTTGTAGCATCCCATATAGCCGTTCGACAGTCTTAAATACAGCTATTATCAGCTCACCACTCATTGTATAGGTGTTTTCTAATGCAGTCGTGATTGTTGCAGTGTAGTCCGCTGTTTCGCTCGCGGTAAAGTCACCAACGTTCATGTGAACGACGAGCGTGTTTCCAAAGGTAAGTACTGAATAATCACTTGTTGCTTTGGTTACTGTGCCCTTAGTGCCACTGATAATAAACTCCACATTTGCATTATCAAGTATAAGTGCACCGCTATCTGAAAAAACTGCGAATATAAGGTCTATCTTCCCTTGTTTAATATTTGCATCTGGATATATTTCAAGCGTAAGCCCACATGGTAATCCCTCATGCGTACCTACTGCGACCCCCATAACATAATTATGGACTAATATAATGTACCCACAGGCTGATCCATCATGCGTACCCACTGCAACCCCTGTAACGTTGTTTGTCATCTATCGTTCCTGAGAGTATAATAACGTTGAATAACCAGTAAATGAGGTGGCATCACATGTATAAGGAACGGTGGCAGCACCGGCCCAATAGTTATTTCCAGTGACAGCATCAATGAACGGGAACCACCCTAACAACGGACTTGTAGAGTCATACGTGTTATTCGTTCCAGATGGATAATATGCCGTGAGTGGGGGGACTAATGAGTTAGCCACGTTTAGATCCCAGTAGAGTATCATAATCCCTGCTGTCATCGTTTGGCCACCGCTTACTGCCCATGATAATGGATACGAAGCATTAACTGGGTAAATAATATAATTAGAAGTGGGGTTGGTCTTTTGAAACTTTACAACTGGTGCCATGTGTATAGGCATCCGCTGGTAGCCAGTAGCCTGCGCTGGTTCTGCTGAGTTGGCTATTGCGGTACTCAAATAGGTATCGTTATAGTCATCAAGCACTGTAGAACCTGTGGGGCCGTATATAGAACTATTGACAAGGGCAGCGTACAATGCATAGTTAGTGGTCGAACCGTTCCATTTGAAAGGCGTACTCTGACTAGCATCCATTAATAATCTTCCGTTGGCGTACCAGTGTCCTACTGTCATTTTGATTCTCCTAAGTTGCGTACGCTATGTTTTTAAGGTCAATCTGCGAAACTGATGTTGTCATATTAAGAGTGTCTAAAAACGCGGTGCGTGCTTGCACTGTGTCAATCCCGCTTACCGGCTCCATTTTAATCAATGTTTCAATCGTGTCTAAATACCCGCCAGCCATCGCTTCTTTAAGCTGCCATAGGTCTGTAGCTATTGACCGCTTCTGCACGTCTGGGTCATACGAACCGAACCACTCTGTAGATGAATCGTATGTAGTCGTAACTCCGATTGGCATGGTCGGATATTCACTTTGAATTGTGGGGATAAGTCCAAGAGCCGCAAGAAATTGATTGCCGCCTCCTTGGGTATCACCGTCAAAATAGACTTCCAGCATCACGGCATCAACGATGTTAAGGCGCTCTGAAAGTGGGTTTACGAAGTAATACCAGCTCGTCGGAACCATGTTTCCACCGCCAGGGCCGCTAGGAGGCGCCGATGCAATATACTGCATCAACGGTTTGCTTGTCATTGACCGAAGCCATTGGATACCAGTATCATAGCCCTCTTCCCACCCATAACCTGCAAAGTCAACGGCGTCTAATAATTCAAAGCACTCGTCGAATCTATCATGATAATATGAAAGCGGCGTGTTCCACCATAGTGTAGGATAACGTCCTGTTACGGAGTTAAAGAGAGCATACATCGCTGGCAGGTTAGCGGCATTAAAGTTGTTCCACCCGCACGCCCCATCTGCACCACTCCAAATATCGGGGGTTTGTAACGGGATTTCAGCTAGATTTGTTGGGTCTACAACGCTCCCACTGTGGCCAAATGGCTGTTCAATATCCAAATAAACAGTTAAGCCGTAGTCTATAAGATAATTGGCCGTGGCTATACATGCTTCAGTGTCGGACAGGGAATTAAGACCGGCGTAATTGAGATATATGTTTATTGCCCACCCATCTGAAATGAGCCAATCCATATCGTCAGTTAATAACCCTACTGAATAATCAGAGTGCGTGCCGCCGAATACTCGTTTCATGATGGTAGATAACAGATTCTAGCGCCGACATACGCTTGATTGCCAGCGTATTCTCTCATTCCGAATACCCCTTCAGCCGATGTCGGTGCGCCGGTTGCTGACCCGCCCGTCATCCATACTGTATTTGAAGCATCAACGTTTCCCCACCCACAGAAATACGTAGAACCGCTGCCGCCTGATGCTGCACTTGGAATAAACCCCCACGAAAGTGCTGCGCCGGTATTAACGCCTGTGATATACCCACTTGACGAAATTGTAGTTAAACTGCTGTTTACGTAATAAGACTGCGACCCAAGCGTTGACGAGTCACTATATGTGTGGAGGGCGGTCTGCGGTTGAATCCATACATTGTAACTTGCGTCAGTCCTAATACCTTCGGCGTATTTGTAAAGGTTTCCATAAAGGTTTTCAACGCCCCTATAACTCATCGGCGTCGTTGTATTTGCTGTTGTACCATATGATGCGTTTCCGTTGGATGTAGTATGTCCAGTGTTTATCATTGAGCCAGAACCGACCCCGTATCCAAGAACGCTTCGTGAATATAACGACCCATATTCGATTATAAACAGGTACTGGAGCGCCGAATAGATTTGGATAGTCATAAGCTCCCACCCCGCGCCGATAGCTTCAGCATACGCGCGGAAGTTTGCTTTTGTCGTCGACGCCGTCGGCGCAACACCGGCCACAGATTGGAGCACGCTGCTACTGTTGTAGGCTTCATACGCGCCAATATATACACCTGCCTTCGCGACACCGTCTACAATAAACGCCGGATGAATATCTGATGCGCTGAATGTATACGTACCACTGGTATCTGACTTCTCAAATTGGTCGCCAACTTTTCCAATCCAATACCACACCTGATTTGCGGTCAGCGTGTCAATTGCGTAACAGAACTGCGGAATATACACCATCTTCTGTTCTAAACCAGTTTGGTCGGTGTCGGAATAGCAGTTGTCGCCAGTTTGTAGTGGAGTGGTATTGACATTACAGCGAGACGACACTGAGCCGTCCGGTCGTAATGAAACACGACCCATAACACCCCACGGAGCTAGACTGTTAAAGTAGGTCGTCGCTGCCGCTTGGTTGGCTGGTGAATAAAGGGTATTGCTGCCTGATGCACCGTGGTAACGCGTTAGGGTGGGGCTTGAGTTATTCGTAACCCATTTAACACCTTCTGCACCCATCTAACCACTTCCTTTTCTTAGATACTTTAGGCTGCGGCAGTCAACACGCGGGAACAAAGAGCCGCGACGCCTATCTGTTAGTCCACCACTGTTTGCCGTTACGAGCGTATTCTGCTTGGTGGCCATTGGTTACACCACACTGGTTGGCGTCACGTCTATCCTGTTTATGGTTACGTTCGTAATTGACGCGACGAGAATCATCATACTGTCGCCGTTTGTGGTAAGGTTAAACATCTGCCTAAACGATTGCGCTGTGCCGTTAAGAAGGCTTACGTATATCGGCGCACCGATATGGTAGTTTGCTCCTTGTTTATCGTTAAGGAACAGGGGTACAAGCGTTAATGAAGGCGCTGTAGTCGTATATGCCGTCTGTTGTGCATCTATAAACACATCAGCGTTATTGTATCCTGCCGTTGAAACGGGTGTTAAACCAGCTATCGTAGCCTGAGAAAATGCCGTACTTGTTACAAATTGCGCTGCCGTTGTCTGCGCGTTTGCTCCAGTGACGCCTATATCACACGCCCACGCTGCTCTAGCTGTTGAATTCGTAACCGGCGTTTCTGCACTCGTACAGATACACCCCGTTCCTACACCCCCACTAGCTGCAAGCTGTGCGCCAGTGAATGTACAGACGTGCTTTGGTGCGCCTGAGTCAGTAGAAAGGAATATTTCGTATACTAAGTCCGTGTCAGCAAGACTTGAACCCCACGCTGCGGGTATGGTTATTCTAATAGAATGTGCTGCGGACAATGATACTGAACCAACAGCGGAGGCCATCGTGACCCCCATGCCGTTTCGGACAACATATGCCGCGTACCATATGGTCGGCGCGTGAGTAAGAGTGCCTTCTGCTACGCCGCTGTCTGCGACTGTGGGAACTGTTGGCGCTGTGTTCGTCGCACCTACAACATCAGCAGCAGTGAGAGATGATCGGTGCGCCACCGCTCCCGATGTGTTTCGCACGCCTTTTGTTTGTACGCCGATAGTGTGCGCGATAGTGTCTTCGATCGCCGTCAGGATCGTATTCGTGAACGCCTGACTTGATAATGTTGCGGTAACTGTCCCCGTAATCCCTGGTAACGCATTAATGCCGATTTTACCATTTGAGTCTACCGCGAGCAGTTGTGTGGGCGTTGTGCCGTCTGAAACCTTGACTGAGCCTATAGCAATATCAGTTTCGAGATTAACGCCAAGATTTCCACTTGAATCTATATTAAGTGGAGTGAGTTCATCGGCCCCGTTAGCATTTTTAGTCGGGCCTACTTTAACGATGTTGACATTTTGTACCATGATCTTACCCCGCCATTACGTAGCGAATGTATGAAATGTAAACATCCAACGCGCCGACTGTGCCGGTTGTGCTCGTTAGATACGCGTTATACGTTGTATTGCTCGCGCACCAATGCCATTTAGGATGCGCCCACGTCGTTACTGAGAAGTTCGATGGAGTTTTTGTTTGTGACCCGGCACTGATTACTGTAGTAGTCGTTGTTTGCGTGAATGGGAGTTCGGCTTCTGTGAGCGTAGTACCCGTATCTTTATTAATTACTTCCCAGTTGTCGGGGGTTGTAATCGTCGGGAACGTTGCGGTCCAGTTTCCAGCGGTCGTTGTCTGGCCGCCAGTAACCCATAGGTCAGTCCCTAGAACGGCGGGGTCATCCCCTGTAACTGAGTTAATTGGTGCCAAAGTAGGAGCTGCCATAAGCGACGTTTGTGCTGCGGTTCTGCCCACGGTAATTGCAGTATCACCGTCAAACGCTATTCGCGCTACCGCAATGCAACCAATAACAAGCGAACCACCAGGAACGGTGCAGATTGGATACGTCCCAGGTGTGAGGTTACTAGCGGTAAGCGGTAATCCAGTAATCTCAGCGAATCCTATAGGGGTACGCGTTCCCTGTGTGAGAATACCCGCTGCGAGCTGCTCTGAAGTAATACCCGCTGTCTCGCTGATCGATGCGGTGGTTATCGTTCCGGGGGTGATATTGTCCTCGGTTATCGTATTAGTAGCGAGTAAATCTCCGGTAAACCATCTGCCTCTAAAAAGTCTCGCTAAGTTATCCTTATATCCCATAGTTGGGCCTCCTACCTCCTTTTTTAATGAATATTTAAAATTGAATTATGTGTGACTTCGGTATAATCGTGCGAGCCTCATTGCTTCAAGAGTGAGCGGATAACCCACCGTCTGACATCTAAGCTCTCCTGCTGCGGTTTTTAATGCTGCAACCGCTGCCGGTACGTCGGTCGATTCTGCTTTTAATTTGCCATTAACCTTCTTTTTTTCTGCCATCTTCATACCTAAAAAATAAAGTGTTGGAGTTTAGCGGTTTACCACGTCTTATCGCTCCACATACCTACCTTAATTTGCTTCGGGGTGCATTTCTCGTCCTCTAGTGGTTCTGTTCCGCCAAAGAACGGTTTAGCTTGCCGTATAGCCATCTCTTTCATATCCTTGGATAGTTGAAGGAAATGGTCGTATCTCTGTTGATACGCGCCGCTCCAGTCACCGAGTTTTTCCTCAGTGGTAGGAGCAAAGCGAGCGGCTAATGTGTTCGCTAAAACACCTGCCGCCCAGTAGGCATTTGTGTACTGATCGGTGACGAAGATAATTTCTTCATCCCACAAGAGTTGGTGGTCCTCATCGGTATCGCCGATAAGAAACCGCACCTCATCTAGTGAAGAATTGGAAGGATCGCCGCTGTAACTCCACGTTGCCATTTCGTTTGCCCTTAACTAATTACACCGTTCAGGAAGCATCCGAGGTCTTGAGCTATGATTTCCATGCCCATCGCCATCTCTGCTTCCATTCTCATGGCGCGTCTCCACTCCATGCGGAAGTTCCGGACAGCGAACCAACCTGCACCGCCAGAACCGACTATATCCTGATACGGCCCACCGGAGCTGAGGTATCCGTTCCATCCGAACGTGTACCCGGCAGATGGAGTAAGTATCGAGGGTGTTGGGTTGCTGTAGCAGAGCAGCGCATCGTTGCCGTATGCAAAGCCCATGCTTGGCGATGCTGAACCTTCTGCGGCGGAGTTAACCACGCACATAGGCACAATCACTCTGTCGATGCTGAATACCTGAGCAAGAGCCTGTTCTGATATAACTGCGGGCGCACCTGGCGTTCCACCGAATTTAATCCTTTCGAGGATTTCTGGGTGGACAATGAGCGCTTCGTAGGCTTGTGGTCCAATTACGAGGGTGTTAGGAACAAAGCCCGTCTGTTGCGCCATGTTGAGTCTGAACTTTCGTATATCTTCGATAGGCGTACTGTTAGTTTGGTCATCCCAGAACACAAACTGGCCGCCGCCGCCGTTAGCTGCGCCGTTTTCGGTGGTTGTCCATACTCCGTTCGTGAAGTAGTTGGTGACGAACTGCATTTCCCTGGCGAGCAGGAGCTTCTGCGTCAAGAACAGGGAGATATCACGCTGCATGTTAAGCGGTGCATCGGCGTTAGCTGATACCATGTCGCCTAGGTCAACGTGCAGGCCCCAAACGTCGCACATATAGACGTTTTTCATGTTGAGGCCGTAGCCCGTTCCTGCTGTCTCTGAACCGTCTAGCCGAACTTTAGCTTCATTCGTGAACCAGTAGTCTTTCGTGTAGCTGACGTAGTAGTCAGATTTCTTCATCACAGGGATGAGTGGAAAGATCTCGGCTGCCCTGAAGTTGGTTTGGCTTTGGATGTACGCAATACTAAAAATTGTATTGGGCACATTAACGTGCACATCGAAGACGCTTGGCTGGCTCTTGGTGAGCGAAACGTGACTTGGCATTGTCCATGCTTCGGCAGGGCTTTCGATAAGACCCGCTTTGGTAAGACGTTTCGCAGCTCCGTAGAGTCCATAGTTCGGCGTGATCGAGGCGAAGTTTCTTTGAGAATTTGTTGCCATCTTTTTAGTTCTCCTAGTTTGTAATGATGTGAACCTCTAAAACGCCGAGGTCGCTTGTGAATACGTCCGAAGCGACTTGCGTGTAGTGGATCGTCAGCGTGTCCGTTGACGCGAACGTGTTGTTGATCGTTGGATTTGCGTTCGGTGCGACTACTGTTCCTACTGTCGATCCCTCAGTAATTGTCAGCGTTGACTTCGTAGTGCCTACTGAGTAAAGACTTCTAGGCGAGGCGCCTGTAGTAAGTATCAGGTCAAGTGATCCTTGTCCCGAGCTGCCACTAGATGTAGTCGTGAAAAGTCCGTACCAACCTACTATAGTACCAGTAAAGCCTAGCGGAAGCGCCGCATAGACGTTGTTAGTACCAGCAAGGTTCGTCAGCTTGATCGCATATTCTAGTTGGCCTGCTCTGTACGTAGCTCCTGACGATCCGCGAGTCATAAGCGCGACATCGTGTATCTCGCCAGTCCCGCCGCAGTTATCCTGCGACATCATAGCGACGATAACGTCTGAGCCTATTGAGCCCGTCGTAAGTCTACCTGCCGTGTCAGCAAGCTTAAGACCCACGCCTGGCCCTGGAGTTCCGCTCATGACACATTTGCTGTGTCCGAGTTCACGAACAACCGCAATATCGCCGATAGGCGGGTCGTTCTGGAGTATGCCCCATACCTGGTTTGAAGGCACGGTTACGGAATCAAGTGCCGGGGGTACTGTTGACGTGGTCAACGACTGTACCGAGGTACTCGCAAGGTACATGTTGCCGTCAGTTCCCATCGTGACCGCTCTGAACTGGTAACTTGACAGATCCATGCCCGCGACATATGACAT